TTGCGCTTTGAACTACGCTTACATTAGCTTCATTATCAGCTGCTCCTGCATTTGTATCGACAGCACTATTAGTATTGCTGCCTAATCTTGTCCAACTACTTGTCGAACCTGCCATAACTTCCTCCTCTTAAATTTATGTAGAAGGGGCCGAAGCCCCTTCCACGATTAATAAACTAACCACTTACTACGATGGGTCAGCTCCTATACCACCAAAGTCACCAGATACCATCCCCACATTGTCTTCATCAACAATACAAGTTAAAGTAATAGTGTTTGCACTCTCATCAGCATCAGCCGTCCACCCTATATAATAATAAGGCATAGGATAAGCATTTAAGTCAAGAATATCAACATTATTACCTGTTGCAGTAATATCAGTTACTAAAGTATCAGATACTAAAGTGACCTTAGAGCCTCCAGCTTCCCAAGTCCCATATAACGATATGTCTAAGTTAGTACCAGAAACAGCACTAGCATTCAATACAATCGCTACTTTTTTATTAGCCAAACTTGAGTCAAACTTAAGGAAGTCTATCTCAGTACTATAGCCTATTGTTGCACTTGCTGGTAAAGTATATGATTCTTGATATACTGTCTTACCATTAGCACTAGTTTTAGTAAAAGCCATAATTTACTCCTCCCTTAAGAAAACTTAAGAATTGCGTGAGTTTCAGGGACACTAATTTCCAAGCCGCATTCAGTGATGATTTGGTCTTGTCTACCATCAACGCCGTTGTCTTGTATATTAGTTTCAATGAAGGTGTCTCGACTAACACCGTTACCCACAAGTGGTCTTAAAGCTACATTTTTCATATCTATAGCTACAGCATAATCCTCCCAAGGGCCTCTTAATAGAGGTTCTTGAACGAAGTGTAAATTACCAAATATAGTATTTACAACTGTTACTGAATGTCCGAAAGCCCCAGGTACAGTATTAACATCTAATCTGTACTGAGATGAGCCTACAGAGTTATTTAAGAAGCTTCCGTTCCCTAATTTGTTTAAGTAAGTAATAATTTTTCTTGAAGCCAATACTAATTTATTACCACTATTTCCAGATTCAGGAGCGAAGAAATCTTCCATCGCATCTAAGATAGCATCATAACCAGATGAAGCGTAAGACATGCTATAAACTTTACCATACGTTTCTGTGTAAGGAGCTATACCCCAAGTAGCTCTACAAGGAGCTCCTGAAAGGCTAGTACCATCAGCTGAGCTTCTAGCATCACTAGTTCCTCTACCAAACAACATAGCTTGTTCTATATCCATCTTATGTTCCATCAACTTATCTTGCCATATTCTTTGAAACTCATTAGCAATACCTCTATACTCAGTAGCTAATGATGTTCCTGAGAAAATATTCATGCCAGTTTTGAAGATTTGACAATATCCTTCTCTGTCAAATAACTTATCTTCCCAACCAAGAGGAGAGTCAGTTCCTTCAGCCCAAGCACTTCCAACAACTTGACCTTTATTGCCCGCACTAAAAACAGTACCATTAGGAATAGCTGTACCTACTACACTCAACATCTCACCAGAAATATCTGTTGCTAGGCTTGATGTTTGATGTGCAATATCAGTTCCGTCATGTGCTGTTGATGCAGAGCTATTTACTACTGCAGCTTGGGAGATTTTAAGGTTATAAACCGTTCCACTATCTGCTTTAAGAGCAAGTACTTGTCCAGGTAATATAAAACTGCATTCATTTGCAGCTACAATTTTACCAAACTCATCATACTTACAAGTAATCTTTAAATCAACACCTGTACCAAGAACTTCACTAGCTACCATTTCTTCACCTAGTGTAAATCCAGCTCCTGTTTTGATTTCAAAATTACGTCTTTGCCACTGATGTCTTTGCTCAAGAAATTTGAACACAGGGTCATTAGTAGCCTTTTTTGCCACCTTCGATAAATATACGAAGAATGGACTTTGTTGTGGTGCTAGTTCAGCAACTCTCTCTCCAAAATTAAACTTGCGTCTTGTATCATCGATACTGACACCTTGGGGAGCGTTCCCAAAACTAGTACTAAAAATACTAGCGTTTGCCATTTTCCATCCTTTAAATTAGCTCGTCCTCAGCTGTCTTTGTTAGACCTTCGGGTAGAGCGATTATTAAAATTACTTCCAAGGGTTTTTACTATTAAAATTCCCTATCATTCCATCAATCATCTTATCCTCTAAACTTCTTCCGTCAGTGTTAGATTGTCCAGAAGGCATTACTCCCATAGGAGATGGTACTTGCTGAGCATTTTGAACCTGTTTGAAAGTATCACTTGGCTGAGTATTAGGTGTCTGATTATTTACAGAGCCTGACTCATTCAATTGATATAGTTTAACAAGATTATCAATAGTTAAAGACTCGGGTTTAGACATTTTTTCGACAAAGTCATTGGCTTGAGCTTCATTCATACCATAATGTCCAGTAACATATTGCTTTACTTCATTGGTTTGTTGTTGTTGAGCTCTATAAGCTTCAGCTCTTTTAATATTTTGAACTTTTTCTTGCTCAATATTGTCAAACCTTTCTTGTAACAAAGCATTGTCATACTGGGATTTTAATCTATCGTATTCTCGATTATCATCACGCCATTGTTCTTGTTCGTCTAAATATCTAGCACTTTCACTAGAAGGGTCGCTATATGCTTCCTCTCTAGAAAAGTTCCTAGGTCTTTGTGGTTTTGCAGGAGGTGGAGGAAACTCTTCAGCTTGTAGTTGTGCAGGAGCTTCAGATTGAACTGGTGCTTGTGGTTGTTGAGTCATAGACTGTTTCAACTGAGCATTTTCATTCTTTAGCTTATCTGCTTGAGATTGCCAGTATTGATAACGTTTTTCGTCATTATCATCACTAACTTCTCTAGTTACAGGTTGATTTGTTTCTTGAGCAGGTTGTCCAGTTACTGGAGCTGCTGCGTCTTCACTACCTTCATTACCTTTTGTAAAAGCACTTTCAACACTACCAGAGCCATCATTTGAATTTCCAAATACAGCTTCTTCTAATGAAGTAAACTGTTGTTCATTTGAACTTTCTTGAGGGGTATCTGCTTGTATATTTTCTTGTGACATTTATTTCTTCTCCTTTTTGCTGCCTCTTTTTCCACCAGAAGAGGGTGAGCCTGATTTGTTAGACGCATCTTTAATCTGCGTCTTAACGGTGGATAAGCTGTCATCAAGTCGTTTTTCATAAACTGTACCTGCCGCCTTAGCTTTATTACTAACTTGGTCAAGTTCGTTTTTAAACTTCTCAACTTCAACTCGTTTCCTAAGATTAACTGCTTCTCTATCTCTAGATTGCAAGTCACCTTTAAGTTTTTTAATTTCTTCTTCTTGTCCTTCAACTTGTTGTTTCAATTTAGTAATCTCATCAATTCTTTGAAGAACTCCTTCCATATCAAATACTTCAGTTTTCTTAAGAACTTCTTTTCTATCAATAAGTCCTTTTTGATATGCATCCATATAAAACTCTAATTCTGCATATCTATTAGAAGGCAATGTAGAACCTGAAACTACGATTACATCATACTTGCCTACAGTTATATCATTAAAAATTTGTATTTCACCAGTCTTATCATCGACTAATTTTTGATTTATAACATATTCAGAAAGAGAGTTATTTGGCTGTATTACTCTAAATATCTTTTCACTCGTATAAAGTTGTTGTATTAGAGGTATAGCTACTTGACCTAGTCTAACAAGAGCAGCCTCTATATCAGCTAACTTAGATTTCATCTTCCTTTGACCAAATTCATCTAAAGCAATAGTAGCTTTATATGTTTGAGGAGCAGCAGCTGAATTACCTTGCATCATTTCATATACTCCTAAAGCATGGTCAATATCATTCTTAGCTGTTTGCTCATTCTGATATAATTCATTAGGAAGAGGAGTGGGCTGAACTGGCATAGGAGCACCATCTGTAGGGTCGTAGGGAAGAGCTACTCCTGGTTGAGCCCATTTCTCTTCAAAATCTTTCATGTCGACACTCCCTTCGGGAACTAATATCTTAGTATTAGTACTAGTCGTAGCATGAGCAATTATCAAAGAGCGTGTTTTATTAATA